TAACGCAGATATTTACGCAGTTAAAATAATAATCAATGACTTATAAAGATAATCTGCCGGAGTTTATGGCAAAAACGGCCACAACTTATGTCAACGAAAGATTTGACATAACAACCCAGCAATCAGCCAAACTAAAAGAAATAAAAGAAGAGCTTGGCATTCCGCCATCTGCAATTATTCGCTTGGCTTTAAATACTTTTTTACCAAAAACCAGGGATGAAGGATTTAAGTATGGAGGCATTAAACAACTTTGGGACCGTAATAAATTTTAAAAAATGGAACTAACCAACTACAATAAAGACAAAAAGCTCCGTAAAAAGCCACTGGTAGAGCTCGGCAGCATGATGTATGGCAAAGTACCTCCCCAGGCAAAAGAACTTGAAGAGGCGGTCCTTGGCGCTATTATGCTGGAGAAAAGTGCTTTTGATAATGTGATAGAGTTTTTAAAGCCACAATCCTTTTATGTGGATGCCAACCAGCGCATTTTCCGGGCCATGATAGCACTGGTAGATAAAAAGATGCCTATTGACCTTATGACGGTTGTTGAGCAGCTTAAATTCAGCGAAGAGCTGGATGCTGTAGGCGGTCCCTACTATGTAACCAAACTTACCAATAGTGTTGTTTCGGCTGCCAATATAGAAACCCATGCCCGGTTAATAACCCAAAAGTTTTTACAGCGTGAAATTATACGCATTGGCGGCGAAATGATAGGAGAAGCTTATGAGGACAGTACAGATGTATTTGAGCTGCTGGATAAAATAGATGAGAACCTTACGGAGATCATCAGCGGTAATACAAAAACAAACTATGTTTCTATATCTGGTGGCCTGGTAAAAAGTATGCAGCGGCTGGAGGAATTACGGACTAAAGGCAGCGATATCACCGGTGTAACAACAGGATTCCCAAGTATAGACCGGGTAACCCACGGTTGGCAGGATACCGATCTTATTGTGCTGGCTGCCCGCCCGGCCGTGGGTAAAACAGCTTTGGCGTTAAACTATGCCAGGCATGCAGCATATTATTTCCTCCAGGAGAAACAAAATAAATCTGTTGGTTTCTTCTCGCTGGAGATGAGTACCAGGCAGCTGATTGACCGCATGCTCAGCGCTGAAAGTGAAATATGGCTGGAGAAGATATCTACCGGTAAAATGGAAGAGCATGAAATGAAAATGCTGTATAAGAACGGGGTTGAAAAATTAAGCCAGCTGCCCATTTTTATTGATGATAGTCCGGGCCTTAATATTTACGAGCTACGGGCCAAATGCCGCCGCCTTAAAAACAAAAATAATGTTGGCCTCATAATCATCGATTACCTGCAGCTGATGAATGGCGCCGGTGATAACCGTAACGGAAACCGTGAGCAGGAAGTGAGTAAGATAAGCCGGGAGCTGAAAGGCCTTGCAAAAGAACTTGAAGTGCCTATCATCGCTTTAAGCCAGCTGAGCAGGGAAACCGAAAAAAGATCAGGTGATAAAAAAATACCACAGCTGAGCGATCTGCGTGAATCGGGAGCTATTGAGCAGGATGCCGATATGGTGATGTTCCTCTACCGCCCCGAGTATTACGATATAACAGCCAATGAAATGGGTGAAAGCTCAAAGGGAGAAACTCATGTAAAGATTGCCAAACACCGCAATGGCAGCCTGGAAACTATTAAGCTTACCGCCCTGCTGCATATTCAGAAATTTATCGAGATGGAAGGAGGCAATTTTTCACCGGATGGTGGCCGCACCTGGGAGCCAACCAGCGCCAAATTATTTATACAAAAGGGCGCCAGGTTGAATGATTTTGATGATGATCAACCTTTTTAACCATGACACTAAAAGAACTACAACCCGGAGATGTGTTTGAGCATGCAAACAGCAAAAAAAAGAAGCCTGAGCGATTTGTGGTGTATGGAAATGCTGTGTTTAACCCCGGGCATAGATCGGCCACCCGCAATTGTGTTAACAGTGAAAACGAGATCATCAGTAAAAGCTGCCGGCTGCAGGTAAATAAAGTAGGAAAGAGCGTACATGCTGAAAAAATAAAATCAATGTTTAAAAAGTAAACCATGCGAGAACTAACCATTGGCGAGTAAAAATCGGCGAAGATCTGGATGTATCTATTCTGATATCTCACATTTTCTCCTAAAAAACATTTTATTTTCCATAAAATAAAATATATAGCTTTGTTATATGGGTAAAAGCAGAGCCATACAAGGCGCAACAGTAATGGAACGGGTTTTTGCGTATGAGTATTTTAATAATGGAGGCAATCAAACCCAGGCTGCTATTGCTGCCGGATACAGCAAGAAAACCGCTGCACAACAAGGCACAAGGTTGTTAAAGAGAGTTCAGGTTCAGCAGATACTCACTGATCTGAATGCAAAGCTTGCCAACAAAGCTATTGTTACCAAAGAACGCCTTATAAATGAACTGGAAGCTATTGCTCTTTTTGACCTGCGCACACTATATGATGAGAATGGCGCTCTGCTTCCTGTAAAGCAATTGAGCCAGGCTGCAGGAGCCGCAATAACCGGCATTGAAATAATGGAAGAGTTTGAGGGTACTGGTAAAGACCGGGTTCATATCGGCAATACTGTAAAGATCAAGATGAACAGTAAAATTAGCGCCATTGATACCATTATGGATACCATGGGCTGGAAAGCGCCTAAGAAGGTTGCTAATACTGATCCGGATGGTAATGCTGCACAACCGTTCACCGATGAGCAGGTTGATAATTTAATCAATTCACTACGTGATAAAAAAGTTAAAGCCACTTGAAGCCAGCCTGTTTAAACCGCTTCCGGCTGAGCTGAAGGAAAGTCTTCTATTAAGCGGTGTTGTGCCGGTTAATGATATTTTTATACCTTTTTGGGGCAATACCAATAAAATAAACCTGCTTTACGGAAGCTATGGAAGCGGCAAAAGTGTGTTTATTGTGGATGTACTGATTGAAAAGGTTTTAAATAATCCATACGGCCGGGTGTATTTTGGCCGGAAAATATTTGATACGGTAAGAGGCACGGTCTTTAAAACTATCACTGATCGCATTAAAGAATTGAAGCTGGAGAAGTTCTTTAATTTTTCTGATAAACCCAATGGATCCATGATCATCAGCTGTAAGAAGAATAGCAATGAATTTATTCCATTTGGTGCCAACGATTCACAAAGCCTTAAATCAATAAAGGATCCTACCGATTTTTTTTGCGAAGAGTTTGACCAGTTCACATTTGAGGATTTTGGTTTTATTTACTCCAGGTTAAGAACCGATAAAGCTATCACCCAGCTTTGGGCCGCTTTTAATACTGAGAGGATATATCAAAGTCATTGGATACGCCGTGTATTGTTTGATGGTGACTTTAAAGACCAGGCTACAAAGCTGAAAGCTAATTACTATGATAATCATTTTATTGACCAGGAGGATTATTTAAGCAAGCTGAAACTAATTGCCAATGGCAATGCCGCTGTTTTGAACGCTATTGCTAACGGAGAATGGGGTATGGTTAGAACCGGGAGTGAATTTTGGAAGTGTTTTGATGAAACCAGTCATGTAAAAAAGGTGGCGGTTGAAAAAACTACTATTCATGTTTCGCTTGATGAAAACGTAAATCCGTATGTGACTCAAACCATCTGGCAAATATTTCCTAAAGAAAAGATCATTCGACAGGTAAAGGAGATTTTAAGCGCTTCTCCAAACAATAATGCGCCTAAGTCTGCCAAACAATTTGCAGACTGGTTGATCAGTATTAACTACAAAGATGTTGTTTATGTTTATGGTGATCCGTCTGGAGGGAAAAAATCTACTATAGATGCCAACAATGCCAGTTTTTTTGATAAATACATTCAGGTATTGCGTAGTTATGGCTTTACAGTGGTTAGCCGTGTCGGCCGATCAGCGCCTGAGGTTGCCTTATCAGCTGCATTTATTAACGCCATATACGAAACTAATTTGAACGGCTGGAGTATTGAGATTTCAGACAATTGCTTTGCCAGCATTGAAGATTACATGATTGTAAAGGAGGATAAGGATGGTCGAATGATGAAACCAAAAGTAAAAGACAAGGAAACTAATGTTACTTATGAGCCAGCGGGCCATATATCTGATACGAAGCGTTATATCATTACTGAATTGTTAAAAACTGAGTTTATGGTGTACAAATCCAGGCATAAAGGCCGCATGGGTGTATTGGTAGCATAAAAATATTTTATTTTGTGAAAAAATAAATTATATCTTTACCCTGAATTCATAAAGTTTTACCGTATAAATAACGGTCAACAACATGATATTAACTCCTGAGCAAATTCAGAACATCGTTGTAAATAACCCCAATAAAGCATTAATTGATGCGGGGAAGGCTTACAATAAGAAAATGCGGATGCATTTATACGGTGAGGGCTTGGGTACCCATCTTACAACCATTGACGGTTTCGAAAAGCCTACCATTCATTCTCTTCGGGTTAAATATGCAAAATCAAACAAGGATCTTTTCAACCGTTTAAGCAGGCCTATTGATAAAGTTTTCAGTGCCCGCGGCGGTTCTATTTATTATAATCTTTCTGAAACGGCGGAGAAAACAGCCAGGCAACTGGCTATGGATGTTAAAGGTGGCCGATCTGTTAAAAAATGGATAGAAAGCTTCTGGCGGGCCCATTATCTTGATGACCCTTGTGGAATTATTTTCATGGAGATTGCTGAGAAACCAAAAGCTTTACAATTAAGATCACAGGGTAAATCATTTGTTTACCCTACTTCCGTTTCGATACAGTGCATTTATGACTATCTACCCAATGGCTCCGGACTGGAGTATGTTGTGTTTGAACTGGATAAATCCGAAAAGAAAGAGATCGGCCAAAAAGAAGAAGATCGAATCTTCCGCCTCGTTGATGATTCGATGGATTACATGATAAAACTTGTGCCGGATGCTATAACAGCTGCAGATGGTACTAAAACTGCCGGCATTTCAATTTTAGAAAAACTTTCTTTTCCAAACCTGTTTATGTATGTTCCAGGGATAATCAATTCAGATATTCCTGATCCGAATAATGAAGGTGGGCATTTGAGTCTGTTTAACGATATTCTGGAGCTTGCAGATAATTTCCTGATGAAAGGAAGTATTAAACTCACACATGAGTTTCTTTTTGCGTTTCCAAAGTACTGGCAGTATGCAAATGATTGCGAAACTTGCGGCGGAACTAAGCTACATGAAGGCGAAGAGTGTAAAACCTGCAACGGAAGTGGTAAAAGCCGGGCATTGAAAGTAAGTGACGCTTTATTGCTTACACATCCGCAATCCAAAGAAGATCCTATTATTGCTCCGAGTGTAGCCGGATTTGTTTCACCTGGTCAAACTTACTATGATATTTCAACTCATGACCTTCAATTGGGTGAGGATCTTATGAATTATACTTTGTGGGGAGCGCAGGGCGCCACAAAGATCCAGGGTATGAGTACAGAAATGAAGGGCCCCACTCCAAAAACAGCAACAGAGGTAAATGCAGATATAAAACCTCAAAGTGATCGACTTGCTCCAATCAGCGAATGCGCTGAGAATCGTCACAAGTTCATCCTCGATGCGATGATCACCATCCAGATTTCACAAAATTACCCCGGAGCATCCGTAAACTATGGTAAAAGGTACATGGTTGAAAGTGCTGATGCTATATGGGAAAAATACAGTGATGCCCGGACAAAAGGAGCTGCAATAAGCGTGCTGGATGACCTCCTGATCGAGTATTATGAAACAAAGTATAACAGTGATCCGGTTAAACTGGCCATTCAGTTAAAGTTGATGCGTGTTGAGCCTTTTGTTCATGTAACTGTAAGCCAGTTAAAAGGACTCAGTGCCGGTGAAGAAGATTATAAGGCAAAGTTATACTTCAGTGAGTGGCTGAGCACCTTAAATGAGGCTATGATCATTGTAACCAGCGTTGAAGATTTGCGGACAAAGATGTACGAAGCTACGGTAACCAAAACCCTGGCAGCACCGGAAACTAAATTATTACCTGCAGCATAATGAAAGTTATTCAGTGTGGAACTGATGTGGTTATTAAACTAAGTGATACGAAAGCGATGATAACGGCTATTGAAATAAGCTTCAAATCAGTTATTTATAAGCTTAGTTACTTTAATAACGGTGAAATGCAGACAGCCTGGCTTAACGAAAACTTATTTACTACTGGCACTCAAAAAAAGCAAACAATAGGTTTTAACAAATAAAAAAATACATTATGAATCACATGCGCTTACAATCAGCTTTAAAAAATTATGCTGATAAAAAAGGTCTTGAAAAAGATGAATTGATTGAACTTTTAAATGCTGATGAGAAACAATATACTTCGGATGAAGTTGTTGAGATTGTTGCAGCATTACAGGATAGCACTAATCCAGGATCAAATAGTGGTGATAATGGTGAAGATAAAGCCACACCAGAAGGAGAATATTTTGAAGAGTGGGATGTGCAGATTATTGCCAAGCAGGAAGGTGATAAAGTTGTGAATGAAGCTAAGAAACTGACAATTTCCCGCCCTATAGTAAAGATAACTGAGTTTGAAGCTGAAACGCTCAATGAGGGAGTATTGACCGGCGGAAATACTTATGCAAAAATGTACTTCCTGCCTGAGTAACTTTCAATCAAACCTAAATAGTCATATTATGTACACAGAGAAACTTCATTGGGCAATAAGGTTACGCAAAAAACTGCTCATTTCTGGTTCGTGTAAATGGAATGCTTTTGTACGTGATTTTACAGCCAGATTAGAAACACTTAACTAAGCTCAATGCTCCCTTTTATTCTTCTTCCTGTAGGCATTGTTAATGTCGAACAGGAACAAAAAACAGTTACAGCCAGGATTCAACCTGAAAATATCGATTACTACTACCCGGGTTTTCACTCGGGTACTGTAATTGTAAATAAGTCTGGCAACAGCCTGCTTACTACTATGTTACCGGAGCAGTTCGATGCTGTTCTCGTAGAGTATGATAAGCAACGTAAATCCAAAACAGGCAAATTCGGGATCTTAAAAATTAATTAAATGGAAGCAATAGAGTTTGAAGGTCAATCGACCATCTTGGCTAAGGATCAGCAGCAATATCAGCCTTTACCTGTTCATATTGGCACTGAGGAGGATGGTTATCCATTAACAGCTTGTTTTAAACTCAGTGCGGAAGATCTTGCCCAAATTAATGAAACCGGCGTTATATGGGTTGGTCAGTTGACTTTTGGAAAACTTCTGCAGCCAATGCGAGTATCAACGGAAAAACCATTTTAAAAATAAAATAAATTTTATGCTCAACAAAGAACAAAAAGTACTTATTGCAAAGCTTCTGAAAATTCCGGAAGCTGAATTTATTGCAGCTATCGATGCAACTGAAGAGGTTGCTGTAACTATCGATGATAAATTAACCGTTCTCACAGAGACGGAAGTAACAACTCTCAAAGCAAACTCCTACAAAGATGGAAAGAATGCAGGCCCTGAGATGGAGGTTGATAAGCTAAAGAAGGAACTTGGCCTGGAGTTCACCGGTAAGACCGTCAAAGCTTTGGTAGAAGCTGCCCAGGCTAAAACGCTGGAAGAAGCTAAGGTTGAGCCTGATCAGAAGGTGAAAGAACTGGAAGGGAAGTTAAAAACTGCTCAAACTACAGCGGAAGAGTTTAAAACTAAGCTCGCCGAAAAAGAAAATGAGATCAACACGACCAAAACAGAAAGCCTGGTATTGAAAGATCTTCCTGCAAATACTACTTTACCATCAAATAAAGTTCTGGCGCTGATGAAGCTTGATGGTTACGAGTATAAAAATGAAGAAGGAAAGATCGTATGGTATAAGGATGGTAAAGTTCTTGCTGATAAGATTGGAAACAACCTGGAGACAGCTGCTGTAGCTACGGAATATGTAACCACTAATAAATTGTTGGGAGAAGAAGATGTACAAGGCGGCCGTGGTGGCGGAGACAAAACCAAAAAAGTAGGAGTATTTACAAAACTTTCTGAAGTGAAGGCCAAGTTTGAGGCAGAAGGTAAAAATGTACTTGGCGATGAATTCCGCCAGGCAGTAGAGGAGGCTTCGAAAGTTGAAGGCTTTGATATGAATGCGTAATTACTAACCAGGTTTATAAAAAATCCTCTCGTAAATTCGGGAGGATTTTTATTTACAAAATATTTTTTGGCAAAATAAAATATTTTTTCATAGTTTTACATCGTGCCTCAAGATACGCAGGCCAAGATTCCACGATAAGGGACAAGATGCGCTCCCGAAGATATTCTCCTCAAGATGCTGAGGTCTTAACATTCACAAGACCAAATTTCAACAATCATGGCAAATTTTGATGTCGGAAACTTACTCACCGCACAGACGATGGTAAGCGACAAATACAAAGCACCCGAAATGCGTATGAAGCCTGCACCTGCATTCGGACTGTTATCTTCTAACGACAACATTTTGATCGTTCAGGCAGAAACTCTTAAAACAAGAGACGACCGGGCGATTGAAGCCCATTTGCTGGCACGTACAAAAAGAACTTCTAGTTCTGCCCGTGCTGCCACTCATACCGGTACCATTGATGATTCTCAAAAGATCACATTGAGCTGGACAACCAAGAGCGATAAGTTTTCCATTTCCTTAAAATTACTGGATAAATCAGTTTTTGATTTTAATACAGTGCTGGCCAACAAGTTTGAGCAGGCATGTATGAACATCCTGGAAGATAAAGAAACAGAAGCGATTGCCTACCTGCGTGCACAACGTGCCACACAGCAGCCTACCGGCCTTAAAGGTGTATTATGGCAGGATACAAATGATGCAATGGAGATCAGCGCTGCTGATATCGAAGCTAATCGCTTCTTTGCCCGTGTACGTTCAGCTATGCGCCAGAACTACTTCAGTACAGCACTTGACCTGATTGTTGACAGCAACCTTGCTGTAGCACAGGAATTTTTGTCTGCACAGAATGGTTCAAATGCTACCAACTGGGGTTACCAGTTTAAGCAGTTGAATATTGCTGAAAGTATTGAACTGGCAGATACGAACTATGCAAACGGCGTAGCAATGGCGATGCCTGCCGGTTCTGTTTGTGCGCTGAACTGGATTCCAAAACAAAACCGCGTAGGATGGGGTGACTATAACAACTATACTGGTGGTTATGGTACGTTCACTTTCATGGGGTACAAATTTGCTGTTCATGGTTACTCCGCAAGGGCTGATACCAGTGCAAGTAATGGCGATAAACAGGATGTGTTAATGGAGTTTGAGGTTTCTTTGGATACTTCATATAACAAAGCTCCTTTGAATTACACAACTGGCCGTACCGATTCTGTGATCATTGAGTTTGTACAGGCATCTTAATTCTATTCATCAAAAACTATTTCAGGATAAGCTTCTGAAATAAAAAAGGAGACGATTAAATGAAAAAAATAATTTCTATGTTGCTGATGAGTATGATTTTATTCTCAGCAAACGCACAGGTTTCAGGCAGGCCTACACAAATGCCACTGGTTTATGGTGATACTGTTATCACTACAGCCACGCTGGATACTGTATATAAAACTATCCCTGTTACTGCCGGATATTCTGCGTTAGGCATTCAGGTTAATGCCGTGAAAGTTTCGGGCACAATAACCGCGAAGGCGTATTTATACGGTAGTTTGGATGGGGTTACTTATGTAGTAACCGATTCCAGTACAGCATTCGCAAACGTCGCCGGCTCTCAATCTGCGTGGTTCACTAAAACGGCCGGTCTACCTTATGGTTATTACCAGGTGCAGGTTCGAAATATCGGGCAAACGGGCAGTACGGAATCTTTGGCGATAAGAGTTTGGTACATTTTAAGAAAGTTTGACCGATAATGGCATACTCAAACGGATATGATCAATCGGCTGTAATAACAGCGCTAAAGGACAGGATAGGATTTCGCCCACCCGTTGGCGGTCCTACCCTGACCAGCGCCGTTACCACAACAAACAGCGGCCGCTACTTTCAGGATTTTCACACCCTGGTAACTGTTGATAACATCAAAGCTACCATGGAACTAAAAGGAGCCAACGATGCCCAACTGATTACGTATTTGGGTGAGTTACGCAATGCAGCAATACTGCGTATGCTTAACGGAGTATTTACCAGGCAGGATCTTGAGCAGGTAAAACTGTTCACCCGGGAGGGAAAGTTCGACCGCGTTGTAGCAAACACCGGTTTATTTGTTGGTTACGAAATTGAAGTGGCTGAGCGGGCAGATGTAGCGGTTCAGATAGATGCTTTGCATCTTTATTTGGATGGCGCCAAAACCTTTAACGTGTATTTGTTTAAGGATGGCAAAATAACTCCGCTACAAAGCATCTCAGTAACAACCGTGGCCAATGAGATCACAGAGGTGATCCCGTCGAGTGAAATAGTACTATCCCGCGGAAAATATTTCATCGGGTACTTTCAAAACGATCTTGGTTCTGTAAAGGCCTATCGTGAGGAAGTAGATGATTGGGCATGTACCCGGGCATTTTCTGCAGAGTGTATGGAATCAGCATCTACCGGTGCCACAACTTTTAACCGGGAGCAGATCTCTTATCCTTCCGTTCCATACGGGCTTAATATCGAAATCAGTTCTTTCACAGATCACACAGCCCAGGCAAAAAGAAAGGCCGGCATGTTTGATGAGCTTATAGGCCTTACAATGTCATACATGGTTATTGAGCAGATCGTGTATGCTGTAAGGTCCAATGCTACTGAGAGATTTCTGAAAGATCAGTTGAGCGTGTTGGGTATAAAGTTCGACCTGGATGGAGCCGCTCCTATCACTGGCAGCCCGCAGATCATGGGCTTAAAGCAGCGGATTGAGCGTGAAACTGAAAGCGTTAAAAAGGCTTTCTATTCAGAACAAAAAATGCAGGTGGTAAGCCAATGCTGAACGTAATCACAACACCGGTAGGTATTGATATTCCTGTAAAAAAATTTCAGGAAAAGCTGCATCGGGATTTAATAGCTCTTTGGGAAATTGATACAGCTACTTATGAATGCTATGGGCGCTGTTATCGTAACAGAAAAGATCAAGGTTATGTGGCTGAAGTGTACACAGGCAGTAATGAATACAAAGATGTTCTTTGGAACGATAATTTGAACGCTATTTCCTTCTTTGGACTTCGTAACGCCATCAAGAACGATATCAGCCAAAAAGCGGAAGTGCACCTGGTGTTCTTTGTAAACCTGGCAAATCTTAAACCTTCACTCCCCAACCGCGCTGATGAAGAAGTAAGACTGGATGTATTGAACGTGGTTCAAAAATTCAATTTTGGATTCGCTTACACTGATCTGGAGCTTGGTATCGAGAATGTTTTAAGAGAATACCCCGGGAGTTATCGTGATACCAGGTTAAAGAATATCGATATGCATCCGATTCATTGTTTCAGGCTGAATTTTCAGCTTACTTATAATAAAAATAATTGTTATTAACTTTTTAAATTAAAAATTATGTATTCACTCTGCAGTACTTCGGTTTCCAATTTAGGACAACAGGAGTGCGATAAATCAAAAGGCGTACTTCAGAAATTCGCGATCGACAATGGTGTTGTAGCTGCTGCTGATTATGTTAGTCCGGCCGCATTCCATGCCAAGCTGATCGCTAAATCGAAGCTCTCGAAAACAGCAGCTGAAAAGCTTTTCATCCTGCCTGAGATACAGGAGATCACCGATGCCAGCGAAGCTAACAAAGAAGGCTCATTGAACCTGGGTTATAAAGCTGTATTGATGGAAGGTAAACCATCGTACAAATTTAAATTCTTTGGCGGGGCCGATCTGTTGAAGCGTTGTAAATCATTCGATAACCAGGTTGTTCGTATCAGGGAATACGATGCCAATGGCGTTTGGTGGGGCACAAAGATTGGTACCGATTCAAAAGGCTACCAGGCAAAATTGTTTTTCACCGGCGGAAAGCTTGCTACCGGCCAGGCTGTTGAAGAAGGTGTTATTGAATGCACCGTTTCAATCCTGAGCGTTGCTGAGTACTATGCCAACAGCTATTGGGTAGAAACCACATCCAGCGAAAACATCGAGGATATTGCTCCTTTGATAGATGTGGCCCTCACAAACATCTCTCATACAACCAACGTGTGGAAGATTGGCATGTATATTCCCGGAAGCAACCTGGTTGGTCCGTATAATATTTACGATACCTATGGTACCGTGATAGGTGGCCTTACGTTCACCGCAGCTACAGGTACAAGCTTTGGTACTTCGCTGGCAATAACCACAGTGGCAGTAGATGCCACGTTGAAATGTTTAACAGTGACTTTTGATAGCACTGCATTCACAGCGTTATCAGCTGGTACCATTATCAAACTCATTCCTCCTACTCCTGCAACATTGGATACTGCGGGTGTTGCGAACACTGAGTTACTGCCTATTTTCTTAACCAAGTAAAAACAGGGTATCTGGAATTTCCGGGTACCTCAATTATTTATGGTTTATAACGGAATAAATTTTTACGAGGAAGCGAACAAAGGCAAAACCGAAGCTGAGTTTATTGAGCATGAAAAACATCATGATCTCACGGTAAAACAGCTAAAGGAAGTCTGGTCCATGCTGAATCCTAAAAAGGAGAAAACTCCTCCAAAAGAAGTTAGTAAATAATAAAATGGGGAGCATAAAACCTCCCCATTTTTAAAGTATGGGAACTATTCATGCATTAAAAAGAAAGTTTGATGCGCTGGACACCAGTAAGATCATCACGGATGTGGTTGCAGAAAATGCCCCGTTACTGGGTGAGATCAATCTGAGCCAGTTATATGCAGGTAAAACAAGGCTCGGTAAAGATCTGAGCCCAACCTACCAGGAAGACCCATACTTTAATGATAAAGGAGGTTTGCCGGCTGCACGGGCCTATAGTGATTGGAAGGATAGAATAACCCCGAGCAGTGAAAGAAGACCCGGTGTACCAAACCTGGTGATCAATGGATTTTACTACGCCAGCAGAAAAGTAGAAGTAAAAGGCGGCAAGTTGGTTTATGATAGCAGTTATCTTGACCTGACTACAAAATACGGCGAAGAGATTGATGGACTGGGAGGAAAATACAAAGCTGAGTTTCTGGATACTGTTGGTCCGCAGGTGCGGGAAAAAATAACATCCGCGATCGGATTAAAATTTAAAAGATGAGCGATTGCTGGCGCTGCGACCAAAAAGCTGAGTACTTAAATCAAAAGCTGAACGCAGCCAGGGAAGAAGCCACTGAACGATCGAAGGCAACAAACAAAACAGTAGCCATCATTCAAAAAAGTGGCTGCATTTACGAGGTGATTGATCTGAGTGAGATAGGAACTAACCAGGTAAAAGAATACATCAGTGCAAACTCAGGTTAATATAAAATATTATAAAACGATTGATGAGCTTCCCCGTAATAAGTTCATTGATTGTGATGTAGATAATAACCTGGCATCCCTCATCATTGGCACTGTACCAGATCCCGAAACTTTTCATGCAATTTACCCGGAGCTGCAGATGGCCTGGGAAAACATACTTTCTCAATATGGTGAGCGCATCGGTAGTAATGAGTATAAAATGTACGTGGCACTGTATAAAGAACTTTCGATACTTGATATAACTTTTACCCTCATTAAATCACTGGCTGCCCGGGAGAAAAAAGACGAGCATGGTAATGTGATAGAGCCGGCCGGCCTTTTACGAATGTACTATGTAGAAGAAAAAGCCAATGAACTGAACGAACTCTTAAAAACGAACTGCAAATTTAATTACCTGGATGCTAAAAGCTATCATGCAGAACTTGACAAGTGTATGAGGCGTAGCGGTGCAATCAAAATTCAGCTAGATCTTAAGCGCATGACATTTCATGCTATTGAAGAAAAATATAAATCAAAGGAAGGAGCAGAATCAACCCGGCAGTACTATGATTCTGTAATGGTTTCCCTTATTGATTTTGTAAAAGTTCATATTCCAGAAGATATTAAGATGGGCCAGTACTGTGAGCGGCTTAATAGATTTATTAAGGCATGCGAAAAACCTAAGTAATGAGCGAAGAATTAATAGACGAGTATATAGACCAGCCGGCGTTTAAAGCGCAGACTGATTTTGCCGTTAACGAGGTTAACCGGCTGCTTGCTTCTTTTGACAGTCTTAAAAAAGCCAAGGCTGATATTACCTCTTCCAAAGGCCTAGTAGATATCTCTGCAGGTGTAAGGCAGGCTGAAAAAGACACTCAATTACTGTTAAGAACCCAAATACTTGTTGCCAACCAAAAGAAAGCCGAAATACAGCTGGATAATGAGATTTTAAAGAACGCCCGTTTAAAAGAGCAGGCTGCCGATCGCTTACTCAAAAAAAATCAGGAAGCTGCAGCAGCAGCTGAAAAAAAGACCAGCCCGGAATTCACTATTAAAACTGGCGGAGAAAACGATGCTGAGAATTTAAAGAAAACCGGTGCTGTAGTAAATGAACTGGATAAACAACAGGCCGAAGCCGCCATCAGTGCAACCGAATTCGGAAATGCTACCCGCAACAGCACAAAGGCAATCGTTGAAGAAAAAAAATCAACCCATGACCTGAATAAAGAGCTGGAGATAAAAAAACAACTTAGCCGGGCTGATCAGCAGGACCTCAAGAACACTGTAAGGGAAGAACTGGCTGTGAAAGGATCCCTGGAGCAGAGAAGAGCTGCTTTAATTCGCCTGAACGCAGTTTATGACAACCTTTCGCCGCAGGATAGAGCGACAGCTGCGGGTAAACGTCTTACAACAATCATCGGGGGACTGGATGCACAGGTAAAAACCCTTGAATCAACCACCGGCCGTGCCCAGCGTAATGTAGGTAATTATGCGAGTGCTTTCGATAAAGTAAAAGATGCAGGAAGTAAAGCATTCGGCGCTTTAAGAACGCTGGCAAATATTATTCCCGGATTAGGAATAGGAGGAATCTTCCTTGGTTTATTTGAGGGTATAAAATTTCTTATTGAATCAACCGGCGCTTTAAGCGAAAAACAAAAGGCGCTGAATGAAGTGTATAAAGAAGCCGCAAAAGGTGGTGCCCAGCAGTTGGGGCAGCTTACAGCCCTGAAAGCAAAATTAACAGATCTTTCCGTACCTCAATCTGAAAGGGTAAAATTTGCGAAAGAATATAATAAGATAGCTGATGAAGGCAATAAAATAGACTTAACGCAGATTAATAATCTTGATCTGATAAATGCGAAAATTCAAACTCAGATCGGTCTTATTGAAAAAAGAGCATTAGCCAAGGCTGCTGAAAATGCCCTGGCAGCTCAGGCGGAAAAAGTTCTTGCGGCCCAGTTGGTAGTTGACAGGCTGAAGCAATTTGAAGACGGTAAGGCTGAGCAGGATTTAAAAAATAAGAATGCGGCCAACGAAGCACAGAACAACCAGCAGAATCAAAAAAACAACTCGGATGCGCTTGCGAACAGGAATAACTACCTGAGAGCAACAGCGGGCCTTAATTCTGATATAATCGGTGGCCAGAAAAAATACATTGCAGCCAGGAAAAAACTAAACGAGGAGCAGCTGAAACTTGACAGGCTGGCAAACAGTCTTTCTCCGTTGTTTACACCTGACAAAAAATCCTCAGCATCTGCAGTATCAAAATCTACAAAAGCTATTTCCGACCGTCTCTCCCAAGCTTTTGAGCGGTTTAAATTGGAGCAAAATAACCTGCTGGATTTATTGAAAGAAGGAGCTGATGATGAGAACAGCGTATATAAAGTTCGGCTTGATTATCTCACCAGGTTTAACGAGGAGAGAAAAGTACTGATCAATGAGCAGCTTAAATTCGACCTGGCTAAAATTGAAGAAAAAAGAGCTAATGATGTAAAGAACCTGGAGGCTGAAAAAAGGAAAAAAGGAGCAGATGTTGCCGGAATTAACCGGGAGATTGCTACTATAAACTTTAATGCTACTGAGGCTGAAAAAACAGCTCGTTTAAAAGCTGATATCGATCTCACCAATTCTGACAGGGAAAGTAAGAAAGCACGTATAAAACTGCTGGAGGATTACGAGAAGACCAAGCGTGATGTTCTTGATCAGGAGATAGCTTATGAGCAGTGGACTGCAGATCAGATTGATAAGATCCGTAAGGCTCAGCAGGAGGGTATGAAAAAGTTCAACAAAACAGATGCTGAAATTTTAGAAGAGCGCAAAAAGAACATGCTTTCTTTCCTGGATACACTGAGCAACTATTTAAACCAGTTTACTTCTGTTGTTTCGAGTGCTTTCAATATTGGTACAACCAAAAAGAAAAATGATGCACAGGAAGCTATTGATGCTATCGAAAAACAGAAAGATGCAGATCTGAAAGCCAATGATGCCCGTGTACAAAGTGAGCAGGATAAAGCCGCAAATATTGCTATTATAAATGCCCGTGCCGAATCTCAAAAACGCCAACAGGAACAAAGACAGAAAGATGCTGATAGAAAGCAGGCCCAGGTGGATAAGGCTCTTTCTATTTTCCAGATAACACTGAACATCGCCAAGGCGGTAGCTTCTCATTTGGGTAAACCTTACCTTATTGCACTTGATTTTGCTTTGGGTGCTGCACAATTAGCGATCGCAGTCGCTACACCTATTCCCCGTTTCTTTAAAGGTAAAAAAAGAGGTGTTCCTGTAGGTGCAGGCCTTGGTATGGTTAACGATCACCCGGACGGAGTAACTACAGAGGTTATTGAGCGGGCAGACGGATCTATTGAAGTGCCGCAGGGCCGTAATGTAATTACTCCGCTTGGTACAAATGATATTGTTCATCCCAGTGTGGATGATTTCATAAATGCTGCCCTGGGCGCTGCCCACCGTGATACAAACAGGCGCATGCAGCCTGCAGGTCAGAAAGAGGATAAAGTGTACAGCGCTGTAATGATGCAGACAAAGCTTTTAAAAAAAATAGCCGATAAGCCAATTTATAATACCAACATCACTGATGGCGGCATTAAGAAAATGGTTGACTATGGCGATAAACAGAATTCTTACGTTCACGAAAATACAAACTGGTAATGTTCCCGGGAGCTGATTATATTTTTGCGGTACAAAGCAAGGACTACAAGTTCTGGCAGGTGGTTAATAACAAGGTTGTTATTAATGCTCAGCCTTATTTTTTGGATTATGCACCAGCTGGCCGTGAGGATATGACTGCTCAAAACGTGCGGAACAAAAAATACTGGTGTATAGACCGGTCCGTATCAAATACCCTCACTTTTGTTAATGATGGCGCCCAGATATTGAAGTACATTATGCTTAATAAAGGCATGGAGGAAACAGCTTACCTGGCCATTTTGGAGCAGCAGCTACATTACGAACCATTTCCAACAGCAGTACTTGTTTATACATCCGGCCAAAGCCCTTTTACACCCAATACAACTACTACGGGTACCATCACCGGCAAACCAGGCGACACTGTGCAGGTAAAAATGTTCCTTAACCTGCCGGATCCTCCGGATGATTACATAGATGGAAATTTCGACGGCTTTACTTTTGTACACGATGGCCTTTCTACTAGTACACCAATAACTTTTGTTGCGGAAAGAATTTATACACTGACAATCCCGGTTGGAGGCGTAATAAATTTCAGCCTGGTCTTTCATCAGGGCTCAAATAGTCCTTCCACTGCCAGCATGCAGCTATTAAACAGCAACGGAGCAAGCGTGTTTGGTTATAAATACTGGTATAAGCTTCGCAACCGGGCAGAGTTTGACTTTACAACCTTTGATCATGCCGGTACCGCTGTTAAAGTAAGCACTCTGGAAGAAAGCTTTGCAAAATTCCTGAAAGCAAATGAGCAAACCCTTCTGGAGCTTCCAATGAATGTACCAGAGGCTATCAATATAAAGATGGACGGTATAAAGCTAATTGAAAAAGGAAATTATATTGATGTTCCAGGAGTAATATTTTCACCCGTTACACTTGGCGGAGGAGCAGATCGTGGACTTACATCTACTATTTTTCTTAATGCAGAGGGAGATCATACTGAGGTATCTTTGGAAAGCCAAACTTTAGCATCCTATGCAACCACGTTTCCCGATACAGTGAGCTCTAAAAACTGTCTATTTAATAATTTTTCGAATAACCCCATAGTATTAGAAATATCGGGCACAACTGAATTTGATTGTGTTAGCCAAAATGGTGCGTGGGGATTACGACGTAGATTTTTGTTAACCAGTTCAGATAATGCGACACAAAATGCATATCAGTATTATACCACTGGTGGCGGTATGACGGTTGGACAAACTTATTCTGGTATTTATACACAAACAATAACTGTCCCAGCTGGGGAACGGTTATTTACACAATCAATTTTCTTTGGTGGTGTATCCGGAAACCCTGGAATTGAGTTTACAGATAATAGTAGATTTTCCATTTCTTTCATAAGCAGGGGTCATACTACGTACATTAAAGGCTTCCGGGGACAGTACATCTTTGATAAATTCATTCAGTTTGTAGGTGAAGGAAACTACACCGCAGATACTGCAGCTTTCTTTGAAACCCATAAGGATAAAGTATTCACCTGTGGTAATGCTATCCGTGGTTTTGATGATGCGGTAATGAAATGGAGCTTTGAGGGCTTTTTTCAGTTCTGGGATTGTTTCAGTTCGGTGGGTTTATCGGAGGAGGATGGCGTTATATATTTTGATGAGAAAGTAAACCTCACAGATAACACGCTCATCATAGATCTTCCCGTGCCTGTGGATTTTCATTACAATCTCGACCGGGATATGCTTTATAACGTGTTTAATATTGGTTATCCTCCGATAAAGAATGATGTGGGTGTTTTGAACGGAAACGAAGAATTTAATACAGGCTTTCAGTTCAGCATGGGTATGATGAAAAAACCGGCTGAACTTGATAAGGTGAGCAAAATAAATGCCAGCTGTTATGCTATTGAAAAAATACGGGTAACTACAGCCAATAAGGATACTACAGATTACAAAGCGGATAACGATGTTTTTCCGGTTGTGATCAATAATACACTTATCCCTTCCGGGCCTGGGTTTCCTGATCATTATGAGCTCGATCGCAGCCTGAACGCATCCGCCACAGGACTGATAGAGAAAGATACTGTTTTTAACATGGCCCTAAGCCCGCATTTAAACTTTAAACGAAATGGCCCATGGTTAAGATCTCTTCTGTGGCTTTGTGATCAAAAAACACTGAAATATCAATCGGCCGATAAAAACAACAAGCTGGAGTTTGATGATCCTCTTTACGGGCACATAATTGAAAAGGCAGATGAGAACCTGGGCGGACTTGGAACGAAGTTCGTTACACCTATCATATTTTACCTGACCATACCAGCGCCTGATGATATACTGGAAGTAAATCCCCGGGCAATATTCAGGTTCCCATTGTTGGGTACCACCTATAAAGCAATTTCAATAAAAGTTACCACTGGCATGGCCAGCCGCCGGGCCCAGACATGGGAGCTGCTAGCGCTCCCAGATAACGATTTTAAACGCCTAGAAAACTATTACGGATAAATTATAAACGATGGCAGACAATATACTATATCACCCCGAGCTTAACCCCGTTCCATTTTACGATGAACTAAGGTCGATAAGCGATGAATTTCAAACTCCGCACTTTGAGGATTTTTCTTTTGATGAGCGTGGGCAGGACTGGTTGCAAACCTATCCTTTTAAGCGTATATGGCAAACTACCGATATTATTGAGCTGCAGTTTACTTCTCAGTTCGATCCGATCATCATAAGCCTCCAGAATAGCAACCTGGTAGATGTGATCACACTGCCGGCGCTGATAGGTCTTCCAAACATTGATTACCCTGGCACCTGGATATTTGAAGTATCAATGAGCCTAGCAGGTTTGCCCGAAGGTTGCTATAGAATGAAAAGATTACTCGGCACAGCTCCCGATCAGAAAACAGAGTACAGCGATTGGATGTACATCGCAGATGTGATTCCCGGAACCTTATTTATTAAATACTGGCACAGCCGTTTTTATAAAGATGTTGTTTTCGAAAGTGGAAAGCAATTCGGCATTCGTGTTTTTGGCTGGATAGATTACGATCGCCAGGGCAGAAAGAATAAACAGGAAGTTTACCGGGATGAGCGCTATAACAATACGATTCTCAACAGCAAAAGCTCAAAAAACATCCCGCTTTATCTCGGTGATGAGTTTGGACAGCCAACAGACCTTTGTAATATCCTAGAACTAGCTTTTGAGTGCGATCATGTAGAGATTGATGATAAATCATTTGGTATAGCCGAGGGCGCCAATATTGAGTATTTCGATATTGAAGGTTATCGCATGAGAGGCATGCATACGGTTATAGAACCAGGTATAAACCGTTATAGCAAAATCACAACATTAAACACCAATCCAAATAAAAAACTCGCTTACGGTATCATGGTTGACCGTAAGGCATTTGGAGACACCAGCAACCAGGGCAGCGGCAACACTGTACCTGTTTTAACAGTTGAATAATTAAAAACTTTTCCGTTGTAAGTAACGGCAAGTCATGGCAGTACCATTACAGATATTTCTGGGAACCGTAAACTACACTAACTACCTGCACGTAACCGCAGCAAAGGTAGCAACACCTTCCACTGTAGACAGGGAGTATTGGATTCCGGTACCAGTTACGAATTATACGCTGGTTATTCCCGGTCTGGATCCGGATGATTATTACGTAACCTTTTACGATGCGGCCACCAACAGTAGCCTCGGAACCCTGATAAGCCAGTGTTTTGTAAACGCCAAAACCAACCAGTATGCTTACGAGGTTCGTTTTTATGAAATCGGAAATCTACCAGCCGGCGCTACGCTAGATGCTACAGAAAAGATCATTAACGATCCTTACTTATTGGGCAAAACCATTGAAAGTTATTTTAAAGAAGGGTTCCGTTTTTTAGAGCCTACGGTAGAGATCGATTTCAACAATGCAAGCTGCGATATTACCCTTTTAACCGGCGGAACTTTTACCACTGGTGAAAAGTTTACCATCACTATACAGTACGCAACAGGAACTATAGCGGCAGCCGGCAGCGGAGGTCTTTACACCGGTATTATCAATGTATCAGCTGCAACATATACGATGCTGGCCGCAGATAAGAATAAACTGGTTCGCCTGGTAGGCTCAGCATCTACCCAGGTGATCACATTGCCGGCATTAAACACCCTCACTGTAGATGATGGCTATTACTTTGATAATTCCTGTGGCGGAACAGCTGTGCAGGTTAAAATACTCATGAACGGTGGAGACAGGATCCGCTACAATGGATTGATGGAAGCTACAGATGAATATGCTGAGTTTTGGGTAAGCAAGGGTCAGCATCTTTTAATAAAGAAGTTCGACAATAACTATGCTGAAATAAGAACAGACTGGAAAGGTGTATGTGTGGGCGAACAGGTAACTGTGGGTTATAAAGATCACCCGTTGATCATTTCAGAGAATGGCCAGCTGATGGATGGTGATCAGTGGCCATTGTTCTGGTACTGGCTTACAAACATTTGCCCATCAACACATAAATACACCGATAATACTGTAACAGGATCCTGGACTCCGGATATCACAAAGCCAGGGCAATTTGCAGTACATGGCACTTTAAAGAAGTGGCGCATGCCAAAAACTGTAGGACTTGTACAAAAAGGCCTGGCAGATTTTGAAACATACGGAACAGATACAGCCAATCGGCCGGTAGATTATCCCGGAGGATACCAGGCTGAAATGTTATTGGCCCATGGCCATAAAGTAGCCACCACAGGAAATCAGAGCGGAGTTGATCCCGGACGAGCACTGCAGAGAGCACTCACCAATCCAGATCCTTATGCAACCGGCGCAGGAGGTATCGGTCCTTACATAGAAGTAGTAGGTGGTGCACAACAGCGTGTAAATAATGTGGGCGTGATATTTGCCCGCAGAATGGGCTAAAAAATAAAATATTTTTACAGAAAATAAAATATATTTTTGATTTATGAAACAAAAAAAGCGTGCAGGTTTCCCGGGTAACTACCGGGCCCTGTTTTTTTCTCTCTTAATTTTTTTATCTTTTTCGGCAAACGCACAGCAGTACGACAGTACAAAACTGCTTCAGGATCAAAACTCCTATGGGTTTCGTTGGTGGAATGGAAAGTTTAGAGGATCCTTCGTTATTCCCACTACCGATACTTTAAAAATGGCAATGAAAGACAGCGGTGCAATAGTGTATAAAGGAGGAAAAATATTTTTTTGGAATGGATACAAGTGGTTGCAAAATGCGGAAGAAAATAAAAGTTTAATAAATGGCTTTTCAACCGATCAATTCAACTGGAAAACAATAACATTCCCGGCAAATTCTTTTGCTGATAGTACGCTGGTTAATCAACTTTCAAATACCACTACCAGATTCAGCAATGGCCTTATTTTAAATTCAACCGAATCTGCAATCAGCACTAGTTCAGCATTGGCGGCATGGAATTACGGATTTGTTATCAATTGCCCATCATCGCAAAAAATTGTCTTCCAGGTACTGGATAGTTCAGCTTATGTAAATGTAGGTATTGGGATAAAGGCGGCACAGTATGCCGGGTTGAGGCATTCTTTGAACTACGTTTCTGCAAATATTGGCGATTCATCCACCAGTTATTTGTACAACTCAGGTGGCGGCGTTGGAGTAACCACATCCACAACCGGGATCCTGATAAATAAGTTTGATTATGTTGAGATACAGGCAAATTTCTTTTCTGATTCGGTAGTGGTTTACTATCACAACCTGACCAATGGAACGGCAGCAAAGGTTTCAAGGCCTGTTTACGGAAATTCTACCTCGTCTTATGTTTCAACAATGGGATACCCCACAATTTTTATAGCAAGGGGCCATGTAAAACTGCTGACCTATGCAATAGCGAGGCAAGAACAAGAGTATGTTTTTTTGGGTAATTCTATCACAACGGGATACCGTGCAAATACAATTGATTCCGGGTTCGTTGGCCTGCTGAGAAATTATACCAATGCAAAGATCACCAATGGAGCACGCAGCGCTACCTCTTCCATTGACTATACAAAGGTTAAGGAAGAGCTGAATTTCAGAAATAAAGTAGTTTTTCTTTCCGGCATTTTTGGTAATGATGGATCCAATGGTTTTGATTCAACAACCAGCTATAATTATTACACAGACTTGGTTAACCGTTTGCGTACTAACAATAATAAGATCGTTCACATCACCAATCCATATAGAACAGCATTTCTTCCTGTAGGTGGATGGTCTTACCTGCTTGCAGAAAATAACTGGATACGTCGAACTTATGGAGCTATAGATAGTATTGTAAGCATTGATAGTACACTTTACGCCACATTTGGCTCTGATCATGCGGACGGGGTTCATCCAAACCAGTCCGGGCATACAAAAATTGCAGCTGTAATTTATCAAACAGTTCCTTCTTTGTTTGAGCGGTATAAGTTATTGAATATATCAGGTGGAAGCGGGGTAACATCAGTTGCAACCGGACTCGGTTTATCGGGAGGGCCAATAACAACGACCGGAACAGCATTAGTTGATACAGCCTCTGCAGTTATTTTAAGCAGGCAAAGGGCAGCAACCACATACGCTCCAATAGCATCACCAACTTTTACCGGTACATTAACCGCTCCAACAATAAATGTTTCCGGCCTTACCGCCTCCCAATTAGTGGCTACCGATGCCAGTAAAAACCTGCAGAGTTTATCCACCGGAACTTACCCTTCCCTTACAGAGTTAAGCTATGTTAAAGGCGTTACCAGCGCAATACAAACACAGTTTGGAACTTATTTGCCGTTGGCGGGTGGTACAATGACAGGAACGCTTATTAATTCAAAAGCTGGTGCTGCAAGTACTTCAGCAGTTAGTCTCACAGGAACACCTTTCTCCGGTACAGGAACAACAAGCTATCCTTTGGTTTATGCAAACGGAGGAACAGCGCCTACAACCTGGTCAACAGCAGGGACTTATTTTGGAGTAAATGCAGTGAGTGGGTTCACTGGAGATTTTTTAAACTTCTTTGTAAATGGAGGAACTACACAAGCTAAATTAACTTACCAAGGAAACTTTACTGTAGCAGGAACTTTATCTGCAGCAGGTGGAGGTTCTTTTATTGGAGCATCATCTTTAAGAGTAGGTAACTCAAATGGAGATATAACATTGAGTGGAAGTACTATGCGGTTTGCAAGTGGCGTATCTGTTCAGGCTGGAACTTTTGTAGGTGGTTCAGGAACAACATCAACTATCACATATAAACCAACTTCTGGCGTAGGAACAACCGGAGCAGACCATATATTTCAGGTAGGTAATAACGGAGCAACAGAAGCAATGAGGATATTGAATAATGGCAACGTAGGTATAGGAACAACAGGCCCGCAAAGTAAATTAGATGTAGCCGGTTCTTTTGCATCTGCAATAGCGACCACAGCAACAAACCTTACATTGGATGCCACACACCACACAGTAATTATTACCAGTAGCACACCAACAATAACCTTACCGGCAGCAAGCAGCACCAATACAAGACGGGAGTACATAATAGTGAACCAGACAGGTACAGCAAGAACAATAAGCGCTTATTTAGATTTTGCTGGGGCATCTGCAACAACCGTAGTTGCAAATAGTTCTATAACAATTCAGTCTGATGGAACAAACTGGTACAGAATTCAATAATTAAACCAATAAAACCAAACCAATGAATCAAGGCTTAGTAATATTCTTAATCGGTCAGGCAATATTGATTTTTGGCGGATTACTTACAATTTATGTTCGTGTAAATGTGAAGCTTGCCGAACTTGATTTAAGAATGAAAGTAAGTGAAAACAGGCTGAAGGATGTGGAGAATACAGACCATGAGATGAATGAAAAGCTGGATAAGATCCTCGAAAAAATAAACGATGTAAAAATCGAAATGCAGAACAAAGAAAACCGTAAATAATATGCAATCAGTTAACGAAGCACTTCAAATTATCACCGGCGGAAAATCCGGAGGCTACTACCTGGCAGGTTTTATTTTTTCACTGGCAGCAATTTTCCTTTCAGTATATCATCACTCGATAAAGAGGGATAAAACCAGTGACAATACTCCATACAGGTTCAGCTGGAAGTTTTTCATTGTAGATAATTTAAAAAGAGCTATCGCCGGGCTGATTGTGATGTTCTTTTTATTTCGCCTCTTCGACTTGTCGGATGTAAAGTACATGATAGGTGTAGGCTTTGCCGTGGCTTTTGGATTAGATAAGATTATCCAGGTCCTGATGAAAAAAACCAGTATTGCCGATTTTCTAAAAATTGACCGGGAAAAGGTAGTTGAAAAAATAGACGGCAAGTGACAGCCCGCATAAAAAATATGTACGAACAACCCCGGGAGCCATGCGGCCGCTGGCTCTTTCTGTTTTTATTGCTGTTATCGGTTGTATTGATAAATTTTAAATGCCATTAAGATGAAAAGGATCTTACAGATAATAACGCTGCTTACCATTGTAGCAATCCTGGCCAGCTGCAGTGTAACGAAAAAGAATAAAAGCACCTACAAGGCAAAGAGCGAAACCACAGCGGAGGAAAAGAAGGGCATTGATACCACGGAAACCACTAAAACCGACCTGCAGCAGCAGATTAAAAGCGATTCTTCTACCGGCAGCCAGGAAGAAACCGAATCGCAAAAGGAGCTCAGCATTAATTTTGGCAACGGCTCAGCTGAGGACTTCACAAAAGATACTGTTCTTTCCGGGGTAAAAATTACCACCACAGGCCCGGGCACTGTTAAGCTTAATACAGACGGATCCATTGAGGCCACCGGCAACATAAAAAATGCCCGTTATAAAGAATCCGGCAAAACCAAAAGGCAGGACAGCGCCCGGGCCGCCACCACCATAAATACCAACTTGCAGGTTACTGATCAGAAGAAAGGGATAGACACTACCCAGTCAAATGCTCACCAGGTTGTTTCCATAGATGCGCAAACCAAAGAAAAGGAAACTACAAGTTACTGGGGCTGGCTATGGCTGGCTTTAATTGTTGCCGCGGCTGTTTATGTATGCTGGAGGTTTGGCATCTTTAAATGGTTTGCTGTATTGTTTACGAAAGATCATGAATATAAAAATTGATATTAAAACTAAAAATACGAAATGCAAAATTTAGATGAGATTTCGGATACAGAAGCTATTGTAGCAGCAAATATACTGGGCGGCGCCGATCACATAACTAATGAAAGCAAGATTCATCAGTTTAAGGAACTTATGAAGGGGCGCTTCAATAAACAAACGAATATTCCTGGTCAACGTTGGTATCGTGTATTTAAATATCTCGAGAGGCAGGGTTATAAAATAGAGGAAGATGAGTGATAAACCAATAAAAGCAAAGCCTGCTCTATTCTGTTTTTTTTACGAAGATATAAAGATCATCGCCAAAGAATATGGATATAATCTGGTTCTCCATGGTTCAATGAACCGGGATCTGGATTTAATCGCTATACCATGGGTGGATGAGCCAAAGGATGAATTCGAAATGATAAAAGCTTTTGAAAGGCATTTTTTTGGTCGTGACAGCGATTATAAAGAACACTATTTGCATTCTGTGCTTCCCGGTGGAAGAAATTCCTACGTGATCAATTTAAACAGGGGTGGCAAATGGAACGAGTATCACGATCCTGAATATTACATTGATATATCGGTAACCCCACTTTTACCAAAACAAACATTATGAACTTAACAGGCACAATACTCAAACAACTGGCGCCGGCGCTGTCTCCAGAAGTGGCACAAAATTATGCCAGTCTTTACCTTACCATCTGCCCGGAGTACGGCATAAACACTGCCGATGCATTCCACGAATACATTGCCAACGTGATCCATGAAAGCCAGGGATTAACTCGTTTCGTGGAAGGATTGAACTACCAGGCAGTAGCACTTACAAAAAAGTTCGGCCGGCATCGTATCAGTATAGATGATTGCTACCGGTATGGCCGCACCATGAAGCAGGCTGCAAACCAGCAGATGATCGCTAATATCCTGTATGGTGGGCAGTGGGGACTTGAAAACCTGGGCAACCGGCAGCAGGGAGATGGCTGGATGTTCCGGGGATCAGGAGAAATGCAATTGACCGGCAGGCGTATGGTTACAAAATTTACAGAGTTCTATAATGCTAAGATGGGCACATCCTTTACCCCGGAACAAATGGCGGAAATGCTGCGAACAAATAAGGAGATCAGCACCCATGCCAGCTGCTGGGTATTCGCTGTTGAAAAGAAACTCATTCAGGCTGCAATCGATGATAAGGATCTGCAAATAAGGAAAAGTATTAATGGCGGTACGTTCGGGCTGGATGAGGTCCAGCGATTAGCCAACCTGGCAAGGAAACTAATTACTTAAACTTCTTCCGGCCGCATT